GCAGTGAAGTGTTGCTGATGAAACTGTAAGCGGTAACGGGGCAGTTGTGCGGATAAGCACGCGCCCATCATTCTTCCAGTTCGAACTTATTGAGACGGCCACCTCCTCGCTCTTAAGCGCAGTCGGGTCGCCATAGCTCTCTATCGTGCGCAGTTTAGCTGCGGTCAGATTGGCCGCATTCTCACCAACACTGAACGGACCAGACGAGTAAACCCGCAATGTCACCTTGCTGACGTTCTTTACTGTGGCCTGTGCATAGGCTTCAATTTCCGCCACCATAGGCAGGGTTTCAGCATCAGCCGCTATTTGTAGACCAACGCAGACAATTGAGCCCTCATGGTCGATGGTTATGGCCCCGCTCGCCACGGTAAACGGTCCCTGAACCGCCCCGTCGACCAGAGCATAGACCTCTTCACCCTCAAGGTGGTCCAATCCACTAAAGCTATAGGTCGAGGCCCCTGAATAGCAGATTGAACTATCCAGCCCGATATATTCTGTCACAGCGGTGTAGTGCCGGCTCGCCAGAGCCTCGATATACCGAACTGTCGAGCCATCAATCGTGCGCTTCACAACCGCATACAGGATTGAATCATCCCCCTCTTCGACAACCGCGCAACACTCGAAGTCGCCATTCGTCGTCTCATGGGTATGCCACGCGTAGACCTGTTGTTCCGGCACAAATGTCAGGCCCCGCAATCGACCATCACTCGACACAGCCCAGACAATAGGAACCGGGCTTTTGCCATAAGAAATATCGATGATCGACTTGTAGTCAAACAGATGTGGCGCCCGCAGGCTAAGGTCGACTGACACATATGAATTGGCCTCAAAATCAAAGCCCAATCCCCGCGCATGACCGCCCCGTGCAGCTCCGTAAATAATCGTCCGACCGACAACAACTGGCTGAACCGCACTGGCGCCGATACTCGATTGAACGCGAACAGATACTGTCGTCGGTGTGATGCTCTCGCTATTGACCGGGGCAACACGCCACTCCGCACTATCGGTCAGCAGGATCAAATCACTCAACGGCACCGCGTGGCGGATTGTTGAACTTTCAAGGGCTGCCAGCTTAATTGAAATCGCATCGTCAGCCCGAACCGGAATCGAATAATCCAGGTTGGTCTCGGTCCCGGTCTTGGTCATCCAGAATTTTTGCGGATCACTAAGTGTGCCGGCGAACACTTTGCGCTGCTCAAAATATGCCACTGTGCGCGGATAGTCGGAGAGGAACGGTGTCTGGTTGAGTGGCGGCGTCCGGCTTATGTCGGCCGCGATATTGTCATCAACAAGTGTGGTCGCCGTGGTTTGGCCGATATAGCCGTACAGCCCCCCGCTATACTTGTAGACGTTTCTGCGTTCGGCATCCGAAAATGTGATCGTGTTCTTCGCACCTGTATCGAACAATTGGTTGACCGCAGACGAGGCTGAACTGGCCACACTCTCCTCAAGCGAGTCATCGGAAACATTCGTAGCCACATACTGATAGGACTGAGTGTCAGACGGGCTTGTTGCCGTGACAGCCGCAACCGAGGCTATGCTAGGTGCGCTCTGGGCCGACCCAAATGCAGACGCAACCAAGGCCCACTCCGTCGCTCCGGTTCTACGTAACTCCTGTGGTGGGTAGCTTGGGTGAACCAAAGTCAGAACATCACCGGACTGGGCAAAACTAATTTTTGGCAAGTCCGTCTCAGCAAACGGCGAGGGTATCTCGTAAACCGTCCCCATCTCGAACCAATACCCGCCACCTGACACGCTCGCGACGCCATCATAGGCGTGATATACAGTCGACGGAATGTAACCGTAGACCTCGATTCCTTCCTCATAGCCGGTCACACCGTAAGTGTAGATTGTGCCCGAAATAGCCACCTTCCCACCAACAACCGCAGCTGGAAGACTCGTGCCTTCGTAAGTGTACCCAGACGGTATCGAGGTGTTATTGCTTGATGTCGGGGACCAGGTTGCCGAAACAACCGGAACAGCCCCGTACTCATTCGAGCTTGGCGTCGTGCTGGTTGGTACATCACTAACCGCGTACCATGTCGACCCACTCTCAGTGACTAAATCGCCGTGATCGTATGTCGACCCACCTGAATACGCACTCAGTCCTGTTGTCGGTGTCAGCAGCGTTGCGGCATAGCTATGAAACCGGATATAGGCCTCACCAAGCTCAAGCATCACAGTTTGTGTCGCCGAATATCTGAACGGAATTAGTCGGGTAAACTTAGAGCTATCCTTCACCTCCCGCACGAAGCGCAAACCAGTTCGGGCCGAAATTGGACCCTGTGGCAACACGATAAAATTCTGACAGGTAGCGAGACCCGTATTGGCCTTCAAATCATCAACCCGGCCCCACATTTCCGGTGATATTATGCCACCATTGAATGAGCGCGTATAAAGCTTCGCCATTACGAGCGCAGTATCCTCGAAGCGCTCGTCTCGGTGGTCGCCCCTCGTGCCTCTAGCTGTGACGCCTTATAGGTCGACACGTTCTGCATATCTTTCAGATTGCCTTGTGAAGCATCCTCTGTTTTCGCCATCTTCAAATACCCCATTCCCTTTTGAAGCATTGAGTCTGCCGCCTGCATTCCGGCTGTGCCTGTAATGATCGGCCCAGCCAGTCGTGACGCCATCAAGTATTGCTGGGCGACAACAAGCGACGGCGGATAAAGCGCGGAATTGACCTCTCGGTGCACCCAGACCCCAACAGCAAGCTCAATATTCGAATAGATAACCTCGGCACCAGACTCCGATCCGAGACGGCAAGCTTCATTTTTCGCATCATCGATCGCGTTTGGATCGCGCACGCCAATGAATTTCACACAGTCGCCAGGCTTGGCATATGTGTAGAGCCACGGGGTTGGCGGTGTGACAGATGAGAGCGCAAGCCCTATCCGCCTCACCGCGAAACTCCATGTATGAGCCGCCAGCGTCTGGTCCCGAACACTGGGCCAGAACAGTGCTGCCTTTTGGGCCTCATTGCTTTGCTCTGGCGGATCAATAGACGCAATCGTGGCGCTCTGACCGATTAAGCCGAGCGCCACATTGCAGATGTCAACCGGCGTCATCTGTGTCCGACGCGGCTTCTTCGGCTGCTAGTTCTTTCTCGAACTCAGCCTCTTCCTTGGCGGCAGCTTCCGCCGCTAGTTCAGCCTTGGTTTTCTTTGCGGCCTTGGGTGCTGCCTTGCGCTTTTCATAGCCGCTCGGCTCTAGCCACTTCGCCTTAAAGGCTTTCGGCACGTAAATCGTGCTTCCAACGTCTGGTGTGGTCCAGCCACCATCAGGTATCTTATAGTACCCTTTGGCTTTGACTGTACGCGGTTCAAGATCCTTACTCATGGCTCACCTCACACGATAGACGCATTGGCCGCATCAGGCATTGCTACCCAATTCGGCACATCAATTGTGAGGAACGCATGCACCGCTCCAGCCGTGAACGCTGCCGTACCAGTCGTCTGCAAGATGCCGACATAACGCTCATAAGTGCCCGCTGGAACGCGAACAGCACAAGCACGATAGCCTGCCGCAAGCGTTGCCACCGGAATCGCACTTGTCGAGAAGTGGTAGGTCGCCGAGCCATCCGTCGCGATTGCTGCCTGTGCATCTGAGGCGAGATGGAATTGACCTGTCGCCGAACCGCCCGACGTTGCTGTGGTCGAGGCGATGATGACGAGCCATAGGTCATCAGCAATATTCCAGCCGTCACCACCTGTGTCATACACATCGCCGAGCAAGTAGCTTCCGGCGCCCCCAGTGTTAAGGGCGACCGCATCGCAAAACTGCGTGAGTTTATCCATAATCATATCAAATTCTCCTGTTAAACCGTGACGCCAGATTCTGTGCGCAAAAGCGCGTCTGAGCGTCGGACCGGAATGCCATCAAACATTAGAACACGCTTGCGTTGCTCATAATCTTCTCGCGACAAGGTTGAGTTCGTGGTGCTGTTGCGCGCTTGGCGACTGAGGTACGATTTAGCGCGGCGATTACAGTAGAATGCAGGACGCCCACCAAGATCAGGAAGCGTGTCAACCGCGTCCGTCATCAAGTCGATCAGATCAGGTCCGCTTGCGGCGTCCTTCACCAAGTCCTCATCATTGTACTGAATGCGAACAATGTACCGCCAGTCCTTTACGTGCAAGCCCAGCTCCCACTTATAGTGGTCGCGGAACACACGCATCAAGCCGCCCTGAGCATTGCTCTTGGTTTCGATACCGAGGTCTTCGTGTTGAAGGCCAGCCATTGATCCCTTTGGATAAATGCCGTGGACGCGGTTACGCCCCCAACCAACCAGCCAAATGGATGAGTTGTCAGCGTTGTCCGGTGAAGACGCGCTGGTCAATACAATATTCTGACCATTCTCAGCGGTCTTGTTCGAGTAGCGAGGGGCAAACCCTGTGAAGCGCTCGGGATTTACGGTCTCATCACCATAAAACACCGTGGACGCCATTTGCTGACTGATACCCTGGACGAAGGCTGTGGTCTCCGAAAGCCGAAAGCTTTTTTCGTTACCGTTTAGCTTTGCTTCATCCACATCGATCTCAGCGAAAGCTTCCAGGTTACCACATGTGTCAGTGATTTGCGCTGTGGTGGACTTGTTGGGCTGGACATATCCATACATCGCCCGGAACGTGCCCTCCGGCAAGCCTGTTCGAATTGTCCCTTTATGTCCGGTCGGCAAATTGCCCTCAAGAACAACCATGTCATCCATGATTTCGTTAGTCTCGCCGAGAACCTCAGCAATATCCGCGATCTTTCCATCCGGATCGAGTCGCGAAGTAACATCCCGCATCGTGGGGTTTAGTGTTGATAGAATAGCCATGCTATTTCCTTTTTCTTAGGTGCCGTAGTAAAGCTCTTCACGGTTCTTCGGCGCGACTGGCGCTGAATTGCCCGCAACGAGCGCATCATCGGAAATCTGAGCATTCAGTTTCCAGAACAGACGATTGATCTCTGGGTGATTGCCGAGACCGGATTCATTCAGGAGTGTTTTCAGTTCTGGTGTTCCGAACTTATCCAGAGCCACTTTCGCGCCCGCTAGATTCTTGTCTAAATCTGCCCCGCCAATTTCCTTGTCAGCTCGCGTCGCATCAGCCCATTCGGTCCTCAGTGTCGCAAGCCCCTCGGCCTGTGCGGCTTCCCATTTCTGAAACATCTCGGCCCCAAAGCTCGCAAGCTTCTGACCGCCCTCTTGATCCAGCTTCATGTCACCTGCGAGTGTTTTCAGACCTTCCAAAGTTTCCGGCGCCATCTCGACGCCCTCTGGAAGCTCGAAAGAATACTCAATCGACTCGTCAGCTCCTTCGTCACCCGTGCCCTTGGTTTCAACTTCACCTTCCGGCTTGGTCTTCCCCTCAGTATCGGTGACTGTTTCAGCGGCTTCGGTCGTAACCGTTTCCGCATCTTCCGATGTGCCAGGGCTTTCGGTGGTATCTGCCGCCTCTGTCATCAACGTCTCTGTTGTCATGGTAATTCTCCCACGAATAAATCTGCTACAATCTGACGGGCCTTCTCTGGGTCCGCCTGCTTCATCCAATCCAAGAACGCCAACGCGACTTCGCGCTTGCCTTCGAGTTTGAAAGTCTCTGAATTTCCGGTGAAGTTGCTCGTGCCTAAGCGGCAATGCTTGAGCATGTTCACGACACATCGACGGCCGCGCTCGTCGGATAAAACCCACGCCATATCCGACAGCAATTGCTCCCGAGCGAGCATCTGTGTCTCTGTAATTTCCTGTCTGCGTTTGTCGGTGCTTTCAGCGCCCAACCAGTCGGTCATCAGACTTCAACACTCGATGGCGACCCGTAGCCGCTAAACTGGTTCAACACGTCCATTGCCATGTTCGGTTCGTTGGTCTTGACCGTTCCAAGCTTGGCTGCGGCTTCCGCCTCAGCGTTCACCTGCTCAAGCATATCAGCCTTGCGCTGCGCCTCGGCTCTCGCCTCACGAATGAACCCGACACGCTCATTGCCAATGATCATTTTCGGATCGACACCAAGATTTTCTGAGTACATGTCCGCCCAAGCATCGGAATCGAACTTGTCGAGCACATCCGGTTTGAGCTCAGCCACAATCCCGAGCGCGCCCGTGAACCGGTCAACCGCATTTGTGCCGATCGCTTGCTGCGCCTGCGCCAGCATCGATGTGAACTCGACATTCAGCTCCATGCCTTCAAGCTCAGGTGGTGGTGGCGCAACCATGCCAACCTCAACCATCCGCGAGAATGTATTCTCAACCAGGGGCCGCAATAGCTCGCCTTGTAGACGCTCAAGCACTGGCCCTAGCATCAACATCTTTTCCTCGTGACGTTCCGCAACCTCTGTGGCCGTCATCTGTCCAGACATGTCTTGTGTGAACATGCGGAACACATCGGAATGCATCCCGCTGCGGATCCGCTCCCGCACGTCATAAATGTCTTCACGCAGGGCAGTTAGGTCGGTCTTGACGTCCCAAAGTGACGAAATGCGCGAGTTTGGTCCCGACATGTCTGTAAACACGGCGCCACCCGGAAGCATATCTAACGGGCTATTTTCTAAAGCTGTCGGCACCTGAACCGGAGGCATGGTCTGGTACTCAATCGCCTTGCCCTTTTGCAACTGCTCATGGGCAAGCTGCTTGATGTCGCCCAGCACAGCCATTGCCGGGCTCGTCCCGTAAATGTCACCGCTGCGACGATCCCAGCGCGGACACAGGCCGGGGAAGTCATCATAGCCGCCCTCACGCAGCATATGCTCAGTGTCGCCCTCTTTGGTTTCCTCGAAATAGCAAGACGCATAAGCCTTATTGCGGGCGTCCAGCCTGCGGACATCCCGCGCTTTACGCGGCTCAACCATGTGAATCACGTTGACCGTGGCCTGATAGCTGCCATTGTCGTACATGGTCTGCACCCGAGGCGACACATTGCCCTTGAACTCAGGCACCAGCTCGCCAACCGTTTTCTCAAACCGTCGACCAACCGTGTTGATGTCACCCAGAAAGTCACCGGCAAGGCAAAACTCACCAAGCGGCGAATTATAGTGCCGGACCACGCTTTCAAAGCTATTCATGCTCATTGCGCAAGCAGATCCCGCTAGACCAAGGTCACCATAGATGTGGTGCAACATCAGATACGTATTCGAGCGGTGGAACACCCGAAGCACGCGTTTGGTTTCACCGCTGAGCCATTCCTTCACCGGCTCAAATCCCATCAAGTCTTCGTCGGGCAGGCTAAGACGCAACCACGGCCGTGCCGGGCTGGTCATTCCCGCCATCAAGCCAGCTTTCAATGTCTGCAAAGCAAGCGTTGGCGTGTTATCAATGATCTTGCCACGCGAACGCTCACCCTTGTTGCGGTCTGTGCTGCTCACCCGGATCGCCATCGGGTCAATTCGGTCGGCCAAATCAGTCCAATGGGTGAGCCACGGCCCACGATCTTTCTCTAACGCTGCGAACCGAGAGCGTTTTGTCAGGCCACCAGAAGCGGTGGTCGTGTCATATGCCATCTATCCACCTAAAAGGGTCGTTCGACCCAACATGCCGCCCGATACCGGGGCTCCACCGTTTCCAGTGAGGAATGTTCCTGAAACACCCGCTCCGCCCGCGGCACGGTTCTTCTTGAACAATGCAGCCACGTTTGGTGATTTCTGATTTGCTTTGTTGAACTCACGGTCGGCCTGGCGGCGTGAATCCTCAGCCGTTTTAGCTGCCTGTCTCTGGGCTTTCTTCTGCATACCCTGCTGCTTATTGCCCGTGTACACACCTGCCGCAGCCGCGGTCAGTGTCGCCGCTATCGCCATTATAGGTTCACCTTCCAGATCACGTCCTGAACGCTGCCGCCCATGCGAGGCATCAAGGCGTCGAGATTGGTTTCAGGCTTGGCATGCCAGAGCGCGATGTCTGCGCCTCTTGCTTTTGCCTGTTTCTGTGTTTCGCGGATCAAGCGCAGGCCTGCTGACCCCTTGCGTTCACTCTTGGTCAGGAACAATACATCGTTCTGACACATCATCAGGTCCGCATAGTGCAGATTATTGGTGACGATTGAGACGCTGTATCCGATCAAACGCTTGCCGCGATAGGCGCCAATAATCAGCAACAATCCGGCACAATCCATTGCCAGATACTTTTCATGATCCGGCTTCAACACCATGCGCGCTTTATCGGTCGCCAGTTCCTCGCGATGTTCAATCAGCAGCTCTGCTGCGACATCAAAAAAATGCTCGGCGCTCATATTCCAGAACTGGACGCGATCAGGCCGCGTAAGGGTCATACTCTCGGACACTGCCTCGCTCCTGTCTTGCTGGGTTCAGTCTTGCTTTTGCGTGGATCAGTTCGGCAAATGTCAGGGCCAAGGCATCACCCCGGTTCGGGGATGGTACGCCGCGGGCCTTCATGTCCGCCTTGCTCTCCAATTGTATTTTGCCGTCAAAGCTGCCCGATTTCGGGATGACGGTCTCGGGGCCAATCAAATCGTCGTACAGGCCCTGATCATTTGGATCGAGCGCGCCACCCTGCTTGAGCCACGTCTTCATGCGGCCCCACATTTCAGCGCGTTTATTCACGTACCCATGCTCTGTGGGCTTCGAAC